TACTTAACCATATAGACTATCACCTCTTAAGTGCATAGTACTAATCTAATATAGATAATATATTAGATTTAATCACTATTGTTGAATCAAACTTAGGTTTGATTTATATCAGAAACTGATAACGAACTTTTTCTTCTATAATATATTATTAAAATTTGGTTTACCCCAACATATATTGAAAATTTTCGATATACTCTAGAGAAAAAATAAAAGAGATGAGTAATTAAACCCATCTCTTTTAATACTAATTATTTAACTTCATAACGATCTATAGCAAAAGTAGTCTTACTATCTTCTTCTGGGAATTCATCATTCTTATAGAATAAATCTACAGAATAGATTCTTTTAGCATCAGAGTTATTATCAATAAAAGGATATTCTGGTTCAATACCAAATTCTGCCTTTTCTTTTTCTACTAACTCAGTTACATAATCGATAGCCTTTTGCTTATCTTCAAATATATCCAAAACTTCTGGAGCTGAATAATATGTAGGACCATCGTATTCTTCTACTTTTGTTACAAGATAATTATATTTCTTAGTCATAGCTTTATCTCCTTGGTTGTAAAATATGTCTCTTACTGAAAACATGTATGCCTTATCACTAATCTTAAAAGATACAGGTCTGATCTTTTTATTATTAGAAGCAACAATATCATGGAAGTAAGTATTTATTTCTTTTACTTCATGATCTTCTAGATATTCGGCACCTTCGTCAAACTTTTTATCTAAAAATTCATTTAATTTACCAAATGCTTCATCTGCATTTCTAAATGCTTTATTACGCCAAATAATACCATATTTATTTTCTATCCCATGATTGATACCATTTGGATTATAAATACGGTTATTTGTATTTAAGTTATAAATAGATTCCACAACAATCGTTGCTGTTTCTTTTAATTCATGCTTAGCCATCTTCACCATATTTATTGTCCTCCTTAAAGGTTAAAGTGAGTATGAGATTTATACAATGCCCTATCTTTCAATGTATTATGTCATACTAGAAACTATATCATCGAACTCCATTAACCCTTTATAATAATCTCATTACCCCTGTTATTTCCTCCTTTCTTTTTGAGATTATTATATTATGATGTAAATCTTGTTATAAAACTAACACCATTATTATAATATATAATCATATTAAAAATTAAAAAAAAATAGAGATAGGTATGCCTATCTCTATTTCTAATTAATCTACTAATATTACTTCTCTAACAACATAGCAATGTGCTATATTGTTTAATTTATACCCTTTACGAGCATGAGAAGAAACTACTTCTTTATAATATTCATTGATCTCTTTGATTTCTTCTTCTTTAAGATTAATAGCACCATTTATTTTCCTTTGAATACTAACATGCTTCTCTAATACATCAAATGCAGCATTCGCATCTTTGAAAACCCGATTATAAAACAATTGATGAAGTTTGTTAGTAGATCCATTATTACTCCCTTCATCAAAATTATAAGTAGTTTCTAAAATTAAATATACCTTTGGCATCTCTTCCATTTTATAAACCTCCAGCTAAAATATTTTATTCCCATACAAATTCTTCTCTAAATCCAATAATAGCATTATCAAATTTATCATAGATAAATGTAGAATAATCATCCATTTTATAAGATTTTAATTCTTCTCTGAAAGCTTTTAACTTATCTTCATCTATTTCTCTAATATATCTTTCAGTATTGTAGAACTTATTTTTTATAAGTTTGCTCACAACATCGACGCTATTATATATGCCATAATCCTTATCTTTTTTAGATGATTTATAGGTTTTTTGCTTACCAGTATCTTCATCATTCATCATCTCACCAAAAAATCTTTTGCTACCTTTGAAAGGGGCAAGAGGATTTATCATACCAGTAACTTTGATTTCAAGATGAAATTTTTTATATGCAATAGGATCTCCATCTAATTCATAACATTCTACGAGTTTTTTATTATCTAGATACAATTTATCAAGATAGACAATAGAATATTTTCCTTTTGTTAATCGTTTGCCAAAATTACCTGCTTTTTCTACACCATTCATAACTCCAAATAAAATAGAAAGAGGTCTAGGCCAAGATGCATCATCTTTTTTATTTTTACTCATGATTTTTCTCCTATTAAACAAAATAAAATATAGAGATAGGAACTAAGTCCTATCTCTTATTATTTCAATCTAAATCAATTTCGACAACGTAGAATGTGTATATTACATTTCCTACTTTACCATTTTTAGTATAGACAACTTTATCGCCATACCCGATATCAATTTCCTTTGCTTCGTCTTCTGGCACTTCTTTATGACCACCTTCGACTTCAAAGAATTTATCAATGCGATTGATAGCTTCTTCTTTTGTTTTATAACATTTCAATTCAAAGAAAGAACCATCATCTTCAAATACAATTACTTTACCTTTGATGGTTTTATCATATTCTGCAACATATACTGAATTGAATAATACATAACCTTTTTTCATAATATACCTCCTACTTTCCAAATGGAGTAGTTTTTAAGATATCAATAGCCATAACTTTATAAGTTGCTATTACATTCTCCATTTCGAGTACTTTATAATATCTTAATCGTCCAGCTAGTTCATCTACATTTGGAAGTTTATGAAGAATATTTTCATCATTGACTTCTTTAGCAGATTTCTGTAAAGATTCAACCATCTCAATTGCTGCCTCTTCTGTGGCATATGCTACAATACCAAGCAGCCTATCGTTATCTAATTGGTTTAGCTTATAATCTTCACCGAAAATGAACCATGGCTTGGTATATAAACTTTCCAAAATTACATAACACTTATCCATATTACATTCCTCCTTAATCTTGTTCATATAAATTAATACCAGAATCTATTAGATTACCACTTTCATTAGAAATAGCAAACGCATAGATATTTTCAGTTTCTGGATCGATATAAATTTGATAAAATTTGCTTAATTCCATTCCAGAAACTTGTTCTAAGGTATCTAATCTTTCTCTTGGAGGAAGATACTCTAAGCCCATATTATCACGTTCATAATATACACGATCAAGAGCTGCATCAAATGCATCATCCTCAGACATAGATTGAGTACCATCTTCATTAGGTTCATATTCATAAGGACCAAATTTCATTTCTTCATCAAATTCATCATTTGTATCCAATATAAATAGTTTTACATATATAGCTTCCATGATTAATTTCTCCTCAATAGATTAAATCTCACGACCAACATAAGTACCATCTTCTTCAAAGTTATATGGTGCTAGAATTGCCCCATTTTTATCTATTACAAAGATACCATACATAACGTTATCTTTTTCGATTATACCGAAATAGTTGTAGAAGTGACGAGATAGAACTTGATCTTTTCTATGAATTATTTTATTAGCTTCATCAGAATATTCGAAGAATAATCTTCTAGCTTCTATATTATCTACTTTAGAATACTTTTCTAACTTGTAGAAATATTCTTTAATCCATTTTTGGATACCATAGATAATGTGGTAAATGCCATATTTTTCTGGAACTTCGAACTCAATATCCCACATAATATGATCATCAATCCCTGGTAAACCACCAACCTCAAATTTACCTGTTTCCTTATTTAGCATATCTAATGCTAAAGTAAAAGTTTGCTTTTCCATTTTGCCTTTCCTTTCGTTATTATTAATAATGGAAACCAAAAAAGATATAAGCTCAGGATTAAAATGTTTTATCCGATATTCTTATATCATAATTATAGTATATAATTATATTGTATTTTGAGCTAGACTTCTAATTAAATCTTTGAGTAACTTGTAAAGGAGAATCGAATTATGTATACGATAAATATATACCACATTTTTGATAAACTATCTGATGGTGTAAAGAACAACTATATCTGCGAAAATGATAAAGAACTAGCAAGATCTTTAAAGATCCAATTATCTAATGCTAATACGATTGAAAATGATGATGTTACTATTAACTTATTTACTTTTATTGAAGGCGAGTATAGTTATGGTAACTTAATAGCTAGAACTAATGCTTTAAAAGAAGTTATTGATGAAAATGACTCTTATAAAATAGATGATGTAGAAAATAACTACTCTATTACCAACTATTTAATCGGTATGGATGGGGTAATCTACAATATGAGAGATTACAAATCCGTTATGGATAATAAAGATACTATTCGCTCTTTAGGAATACAGAAAGTTTCCCAAGATCCAACCAAATATCGTAAAGATGCAGAAGCAGAACTAAATAAGAAATCTACTAAATTGAATCTATTAAAAGAAATTCAAAACTTAGTTATTCTTACTACTGTATACGAAATCTTAGAAGATGATGCAGAAAAGAAAAAAGATGAGATAGATGAGTATGCAGAAGAAAATATCAAAGAAAATTATATTAGTGAATTTGATATGATCTTAGATAAGATGGATAGATTATTCCCAGATAGTGATGATATTGAAATCACTGGTGTAGAATATAATGGTAAGAAGATTACTACAGATGAATTTACTCAAGAATTAAGCACTCATAGATATCCAGGATATTATGAAAAACAAGTTCCTATTGAAGATACTCTAGAAGATAGTTATACTATTTATACAACAAGAGGTATTGTTAAGAAATCTCCTTCTACCGATATTTATGATATGAATATTGAGATAGAAGAAACTGAAAAATAGTTATATACTATATTTGTGATAGCATTATAAACTAGTGTTTCTTCCACTCCACCACGGAAGTAAAATGTGGTTACTATAGGACGTTGTTTCGCATATCAATCCTAGCAGTGTAAAAACGGTATGTAAAAAGGATATACTCAAAAGGTATATTCTTTTTTTGTTTAAATCAATAATTTTAGACAAAGAATGGGAGTAGAGCGTAATGCTCTACTCCTTATTTTTTTATTATAGATCGGCTAATATTTCATTCAACATTCTTGGCTTGATACCTAGTTCTTCTTGACATTGACGAGAAGTTTCTAAAACAAGTTTATTTAATAAACCTTGTAACAATGCAGATGGAACCATACGACCCATTACACCAGAGATAGTAAGGAACGCATTTACATATTCATCTTTACGATAATCAGTAAATGCTTCTTCACCTTTAGGAACAATGTAAGAGTTTACACCTTTAAGAGCTTGAGAGAATACTAGTTTATCACCAATACCAAATTTATCATTTACTTCAATATAGAATTCAATACGAACACCATCGAGATGTTTCAATTTACCTTCTGCAGGAAGTTTACTTGTTGCTTCTAGAGTATATTCTTTATCTACTCCATTCTTTCTCATAATCTTTTTAAGTTTATTGATTCTAGCATCATATTCTTTTACTATCTTCAATAGTGTAGGAGAAAGTTCTTCATCATTACAAGTTCTATAAATTCTAATATCAGTAATTTGGCCAGTCATCTTAGCCCTTACTGGTTTACGCCCTAGATCTGATAGACCATCAGCATTATCATCAGTAATATTTTTCAATAACTCATTTGCTTCTTTTTCGTCAAATGCATCTTGGAAAATAAGTAAAGGATCACCTTCTTGAACATGGTCACCAACAGATACCATATTATATACGTTAGAGTTCTTATCAAGAGATACGTCTTTTTGAACGTCTACTTTAGATTCTAGTGCTTCAGAGATAGAGTTATCAACTACACAGGAGTCTTCATAGCCTAAGTCAGTATTCATAATAGCAACCTTAGCTAAAGTACCCATATTATAAGAAATATTAAATGGACTAGAACCTTTACTTCTATTACCAATTGCATTGGAATAAGATTGCTTATCATATGCTATTATATCATTAGCTTCAATTTTTTGACCAACCTTTACTGTTGGATCAAGTTTAATAGTAATATAGAAACCACCATCAGAGTTCTTTTGAATATTGGTTCTAAGATCAATGAAATCTCTTTCTTTTGTCTTAGAATCTTCGATGATCATATAATCCTTAGTAATTTCTTTTACCACTGCTTTTTCAAATGGGCATTTATATGCAAACTTATTAGAAGTAAGATATGGCAATGCTTCATCAGCACCAGTAGTAATAAGAGCAGGCATGGATTTCTTAACCAACATTTGGTGTTGTGCTGTTTGAGTAAATGCCATTGCTGTACGGAATGGATCATCATGATTAATAGCTAATGGAGATAATGCTTCCATAACAGAGAATGTATTTAAGTTATTTAATTCTTCTGGTTTCTTAGGAGTGATAAATCCACGTTTGTTTCTAACACCAGCATCAATTACAGTTTGTCTATTAATACCTACTGTAGAAGCAAAGCCTGTAGACATACCAAGAACACCAAGCATTGTTTTATCATAACCACGTTTATCAAGACCAAAAGATCTTTCAGAGTTCATACCTGATAAACCTTTGAATGTAACTTTAGAAGAAGTTTCTGCTTCCAATAGAGGATTCAAAGTAGATAAGTCAGAAGAGGTTTGGTCATGTGTTAATATAGAATCAATTACTGCAGATCTCTTAGCAGAGAAAGTAGCTTGACCTTTACTTCGCTTAATCATAGTTCTATAAGCACCATATGCTTTAGCAAGAACTTGATATAAGTGACCAACAATAACTTCATTAGTTCTTAGACGGTTACCAGTGATATCAGTATGACGATTGAACTTATTGTCTACTAATAAATCATTACCATAAATCATAAGGTCAATATAATTATCTGGTACATTTAAAGTCTTACAGATTTCTTTTGTAATAGGATCTATCATTAAATCATAGAAGTTGTCAAAACCATCTGCTTTGATTCTACCACCGAAATCATCTAACATATCTAACCACATATCTTTACCATTGATTTCTTTGATTGAATAATCATTAAAATCACATTGCATCAATCCATTCATAAGCATATTATGACCAGGATCATCAGAGTAGTATGCTAGATAACCATCTTTGAATTTGATATAAGTTGTATCTCTAGATGGACGTGTTTCTTGGAATTCGTATTTGATTCCAACCCTGTTCAATAATCTTTGTAGACCGATATTATATGATAAGAGAATAACTACAGGAATCTTGGTATTCATGATAGAAGCTTCTGAGTACATTAATCTCTTAGCTACAGAAACTGTTCTATAGATTTTGTCAAATTCGCCAGACTTATCATGGTTTCTTAAGATATTTAAAATACCCATATCTACACTGGTATCAATAAATGGAACTCTTTTACCATTAACTACATAGCAAGCAATATATTTATTAGCAAGCATTTCATCAGTGGCTTTAGATTCTGGAGAACCAGCTGGGAAATAGGATTTATCAAATGGAATTTTAGATAATTCATCCATATTGAAAGAGATATAAGAACCATCTTTGAATTTGATCTTAGAATACATAGATGCTAAGTCAATAAATTCCATAGGTAATTCGTATTTCAAACAAATCTTTCTATTATCACCATCAGTGACTTTAATATCGCTACCTTCATACTTAGTTAAAGTCTTTACGATTTTATTGATAATAGGAGAAGATTTAGATAATCCACTTGGAGATTTTCTATAGATGAATACCTTAGAATAGTTAGATACTAATTGAACAGCATCACCATCTGTTTTTACTATTGGTAAAAGCATCAATTGGCCAATAAGAGTTTTTTCATTACCTCTTAATTTCATAAATCGATTATTAATCAATCTAGGAATATCTAGAGTCATTGTAAAACGCTTACCAGTTTCAGCATCTTCATAATGGCAAGTCCAAGTATCGATATAATCTTCAGATGTAGAAGTATTTTCTGATTTGATATCAATAATATTCATAGGATGACTTACATTAATAAAGTGACTAAACATCGCTACAATATCTGGATCCATCTTGTATTCTTTATTGAAGTTAGCAAACTTTACTTTCTTCCAAGATTCATCCATGGAATCAATCTTGATTTCAGCAGGTTTAATATCATCATTCTTTTGGAACTCTTCCATAAGTTTAGCAACAGATTTACCATTAACTTCTTTTGTAAGAAGTTTCTTTTGGGTTTCTTCCATTCTAGACTTACGAGCTTTATTCATCTTGATACCATCTTCAGATTGAAGGTCAAGAAGTACATCTTTTAGCCATTCATTATCTTTATCATCTGGATCATTCTTTTCAAGAGTTTCCATAGCATCTTTAGTAGTGGTAGACTTAGAGGCTATTTTATCAAGCTTATTTACTAGAGCAGCTTTCTTAATTTCAGGGTCTTTGGTTAAACTAGGATCGTCTAGTACACCCATTTTCTCTAAATCATCTTTTGATAACTCTTTTGTACCACCAGTTAAGTTAGTTAAAGTGATGCCACCTTTTTCTAATTTATCTGTAAGCTGAGCAACGATTGCTTGTCTAGAGTCATGATTGATTTCTTCAATGCCAGTATATTCACCACTAAGAATATTATTTGTAAGAGATACAAATTTATTCAAATGATTCATATCCATCATATTGAAATCTACAGTGAAGTATCCATTATCACCAGTGAATAAGATAGTATAATCTTTCCATGCTTGTAATTTAGATGGATTGATTTTCACTGTTCTATAGATGAATGAGAATGGATTAGAAGAATTCTTATAATCAAATATACTTGTATCTGGTACAGCTTTCTTCCAATCTGTTACTGGAATAACAATTGTCTTCTTATCATAATTAGAGAATCTTGAATCCATAAGGAATCTATTTAAGAATGTAAAGAATACATCCAATCCTCTATCTCCAATAAACTTAGTATTGTTCTTATAGAAAATATCTGTATAGAATGACCAATCATAGAATAAGTTTCTGTTCTTATAAAGTCTAAGATCAGCAAATGTGTATTTAAGATATCTTACTTCATTTCTAATCTTTTCATAGAACTTCAAACATTCTGCTTGAGATCTCATTCTGTTATTATACAAAATCTGTCTAAAGATATTAGTATAGTTATAAGAACCAAATTTAGTAGTTTCTGTTTCTTCATTAATAACAGAATCTACAAATTCAGGATATAGAATCTTATGATATTCTTCTCCTAGTTTATATTCCATACCAGTTTCATTTAGAATAATATCATTATTAGATACAGATTCGTTTAGAGATAAATCCCTTAATAAAGCAGAATCATATGCTTCATTATTAATAGAGACGTTTCCTTCTTGGTTTAAGTTATTATTAATAATAAGATTTACATTCTTTTCAATGAAGTAAGAATTGAAAATGATATTATTCAACTTAGCAAGTCTATTGTTTAGAATATTAATACTAGATTCAGTATTTGGTGTCATTAGATATACAATAGAATTATGAGTTCTATCTTTAAGATCTATTGGGTAGTAATATTGGCCTCTGTATAATCTAAATGGATTTAATTCATTTAAAAATATTGCCACGTTGGTATCCTCCTTATCTATTGTAAAACATTACCTTGATGTAATCCCACTAATAAATATTATGGGTATATACTATAATTATGATAAGAGGTTATATATCTCAGAGTCACAATTGAGTGACAGGCTACATTTAATCATATGGGTCTCATTCAAACTCAACCCATATGTTTAAAATTGATATTAATATACTGGGGGTACATTAATATTTGTGATAAACCAGCCAAAAGTAATAAGGATTAACTACACACTTTATCCTCTTATCAAATAAAGGCGATCATATCTTTTGTGCTTGTATCTATGATCGCCTTTTATTTTTTCTTTAAAATATAAAATTATTGTAATGGCAACAATATCGTAATTCAACGATGTATGCTTGAATAAAGTAACTAGAAAAGGTATTAAGATATGGAAAGAACAAAATTCCTTAAAGAGATATCTTCTATGAGTAGAGAAGATATAGATAAGTATCTTCTAAGAAACTGTAATAGAAGAAAGAAAATTTATCCAGTATTGGTGTTGAAACCGTATTCTAAAAAGGAGAGTACAAGTGAAGGTAGCGGATCTAATAAAGGAGATTAATGAACAACGATCTCCTAATGATAAAAAAACATATGATACTAAATCACAAAAAGATGAATTGCTTATTATGAAAGCAATGCTTAATGATAAAGAATATAAAGTAGATGTGTATAAAGGAACTGGTATTGATCACAGTTTTTGCCCATCTGAAACTATGAGAAATACAATGAGTTCAGTTATTGCAAATACTACAGGTATTTCTAATCAAGAAGCACATCGTCTTATGGATAACTATGAATTCAAAACTGGTGAAGCTAGAAATATGATTGAGTTCTCTAAAGAATTCATCAATACATATTTACAAACAGGACGTAAGCTTCCATTAGGTGGTAGAGAAACTTCTAATATTTCTTTATTAAAGAAATCCATAGCTCCAGGATATGTAAAATATCCAGTTAAGATTGGCGTAGATAAAGATGGTAATGCTATCTGTAAATCTAAAGATATCTTTGTAAATGGATATGATTCAGTAAAAGTCTCTGCTCCTTGTCCTGTTTGGGTTAAAGACAAAAAATAAAAGAACTGTAAGTAATAGTAAATAAGTATTGATAAGATACTCTATAGAAAAATATTTAGATATATCTTTCTCAAAAGGAGGAGCTAGATCATGGCAGACTAGCTAGCGAATCCTAAAAAACAAATTTTATGATTAAATATAATATCAAACCTGAACCGATTTGAACTATCATATCTAATAAATATTTATTCATTAGAATTCTCCTTTCCGAGTATCTTATCATATTTATAGTATATAATTATTTTATAAAAAGATAAGAAGCTCTTTATAAGAAAAATGGTAAATTAGATCTTCCTTACAACAAGGAGGAAATAGGTACATGGCAGTACCATTAACAATCCTTATTAATTAATCTAATAATGAAGTATAATATTACACCAGATATGACCTGTGCAATTATACTGATTAAAAAATCAATCATAAAGATTCTCCTTTCCGAGCTTCTTATCATATTTATAGTATATAATTATAGCTTATTTACTAATAGATCAAATATATCATTGAGGAGGTATATTTGATTTTTTTGTGCTATTGACTTTTAACACAAAAAAAGAGTAAGGGATTAACTCCCTTACTCCTCTTATTTTTTTTATTAATGATGATGATCGTGTCCGCAATGTCCACAATTACATTCGTGAGAATGTTTTTCACAAGCAGTTACTGTAGGATTTCCTAGATTAGGATAGTTGGAATAATCAAAGACAATTAAATCATCATTGATCATGTCATATGTGAGTTTATGTAATTGATCCACATAATATTGTGAACAAGTTTTAAGATAATCTTCTGTATCTTTAAATAGATTAGAATCTTTACCAATTACCATCTCACCTAGAGTATCTTTAATAAGTTCTAATTCCTTTTCATTTCCTTCAAAGATAAGTTTAATAGAACTAGCTGTTTCCATCATCTTTAAAGAATCTAGATTGCTATAAGCCATATCAATAATTAGATCAAATACAAAGTTCTTATTGAATGGATCTACTTCATTAGGATCTTGATCTTTCAAAACTTCTTCAGAGAAGTCACTAAACCCATGACGATTATATACAGAGATAGCTGTTAGTTTCTTACAGATGAGCTCATATCTTCTTGTAAGCATACCAAGTCTAATTAATCTTTCTGCAGCTACTCCTTGGAAGTTAAAAAGATCACTAGTCTTTTTCATTCTATCTTTGTAATAATCATAAGTTTCCAAAGTACTAATACCATTACCAATAGCTTTTACTAAAGTATTAATAGCATTAGGTTGTTTTAGATCATCTTTAAATTTAATATCTTTTGTTTCATGATCTACTTCAGTAACTAAATTAGTTTCTTGATCTTTTCTAACTAACTCATCTTTAAAGTCTTTTCTTCTATTTTCGATATCAGACTTAGCAGCATATGTTCTAAACACAATAGTCTTATCTAATTTATCTAGATCACCAAATCTATTCACATTAGATTCAATAAAGTCATGATTGTATGCTAGAGCATCTTCAATCATTTTTAATTTAGTTTCAGTAGTTTTAGATTTTGATATTGTGTATTTTTCTAAATGATTAGAAACAGCATCCACGATTTCTTTAATATCAAAAATTTGTTTTTCCATAGTCTTGATCTCCTTTTAGTTTAGATATCATTAAATTTAGCAGTGTTTAAATCTATTAGATTTAATTTATTAGCACAATATAAAGCAGCTTTTATTAATGGCTTACTACCGTCAGCTCCATCAGATGCTCTCAAAATAGTTTTATAGTCATACTGACTTATACTTATAGACTGTTGTTTATAATTGAATAATACTGGAAGAGATGGTTTAGTTTCAGTCATCTTAAAAGTGATATTACCATCTTTATTTTTATTCATCAATATACCAACTTTTCTTTGTTCTACATCTTTTGAATCAGCATAGTTAGGATTATCGCTTACTTTATTAATTGTGATTAGCAGAATAGTATTTTCATCATCACCATCTTTAAAGGTACTAGTAGCCTTTATAGCATTTTCTTCTGTACTTACAGAATATACATTTCCATCACTATTTAGAAGAATATCTAATTTAGAATCTTTATCTTCATCATTAAGATTAATATCTTCATAGGACTGTAGATATTTTTGCACTGAATAAGTTCCTAATAATGGAAAAGAATGATTATAAAATCCATATCCTATAGAGCCTATAATAACAATAGCTAATCCATATACGATCTTCTTCATATTACTTTTTAGATATCTATTATTATCAAAAAATTCTAATAGAGAATTATAAATAACTTTATTAGAATTACTACCTATAGAACTCTCTTCATGACGGCCTATGTGTTTGAATATTTCATTATTCGACTTATTTGCTTTATAAAGGAATTGATCTGGATTATATAACTTATTTATTTTGGTTTTATAATCATGAACCCTCTTCACTATACTAGATAAATCCTTGTTTCCTCTCATTTAAGCATTACCCCTTCAATTAGAACTAACAATAAGATAAAGGATTATTAATCTTAAAATGTGTACTGTATATAAAATAGACCGTATTGTTTTAATATAGATCTCTCTCATGGTGCACACAAAACGTCCTCTCAAATATATACCTATTAAAAATAAAATAAACTCAGAATCATTGTAAATCTCTTTCTCTTTTCATCTTACAATAATACGCCGTTTATTTTATTTTCTTTCTGAGTGTTAGTATTACATTTTACGATTATCCTTTAAAATATATCTCAAGAAGAGGTTATTCCTCTTCTTGTTTATTTCTGTGTTTTGGGGAATATTCGAAATTATATTCAACCTTTCCATTTGGTTTTACTGTAATTGGACTTACAATAATATTTACAACACCATTTTCTATCTTAGGTTCTATTATACCTTTAGAATGAAGATCACTAAGATATTCGGTGTTACTATTATTGAAAGTAAACTCATTAAATTCTTTCATAATTTTCCTCCTTTTACGCAAAAAATAAAACATGGTTTGAAAATACTATTCATAGATATAGTATATAACCATTCAACACATTAAAGTAAATTTAATGGAGGTGTTATATTATGGCTTCTTTCAGAGATCTATTTGATCTAGGATTACCAGATATAGTAGAAAATGATACCAATAAAACTGGTAATAATTATTGTATCGGATATCAAGAAATGAATGAACTTGCTGTAAATAAAGGTACTAATAAAACCACTGCTCATCTTATTATTGGAGTAAAAGATCCATCTAATAACTATAAAGCAGCCTATGATCCAACTGTAGCTACATTCAATAAAAGATATTCTCATGATAAGTTAAAAGAGATTGATACCCTACCAGTAGGAACTAATTATACTCCAGAGTATGATCTTACTGATTTAGAAGTATTTAAGTTTAGAAGCAATACAACTTATTTATTATTACAAAAAGATACAGATGAACAGAAAGGTATCTATATTACAGATCCTATTATGATTACATATCCATATAATGAATAAGAATAGAGTAAGGGATTAGCTCCCTTACTCTTATAATTTTATTGAATTTGAATTGTAGCAGAAATTTCTTTTCCAGTAATAGGAACTACTTTAACTGAAGAGGTTAATTCTTGAGAATAATATTCTACTACTTCGATAGTAGAGTTAATTATACCTTCATTATCAGGTATAATTTGAGGAGTTATTGAAGGTCTAGAACTTAATTGGAAATAATCAGTAGTAGTTTTATCTTCTACTTCATTATTGTACCAGAATAATTTCTTAAGAGACTTATTATACATAAGAACTTTAGACATCATATATTCTGGAACCGTTCCTATTTCTTCCCAATCATTTCCATTTACTCTTCGATATACTCTATCTTTTTTAAGATGATATATTAAATCATCTTGTAAGAATCCAGTTTGTGATAAAATACTTATTTTACATGGATTAGATTGTGTACCAAATCCTATTCTAGATTCATTGGTAAGCATATTTCTTACATTGAGATATTGTTCAGCTGTCCAATATTCTGGAATGGTTGTTGGTAATTCGTAATATAATCTAAAATCTGGATTATCATAATCAATGTGATCATTAGGGTTACAAGTTCTTATTTCTAAGAATGGAGTACCATCACGTTTTTTACCACGTTCTATTTCTATTTCTACTGGACCATAGTTCCATCTAACTGGTTTGATTACTCCATACTCTAATCCTTTAAGAACTAGCATTTTATACTCTTTAGAATTATGATCTCTAATATTATTAGGAGTAAGATCTCCACTATCTCCAGTATATAAATAAGACATAGCATCGTACATAATAAACAATGGGCCAGTCTTATGTTGCCCACTATCATTATTACCACATCTTACAACTGATATATCATGTTGTATACCCTTATCATCAGTCATGAATCCGACAATCATAAATATAGGATCATCGTCATCATTATATGGATCTAGTCTAATTTTTACTTTAAAGGATTTGTAATAATCTTTTGATAAGAAAGCTGATGTCTCATCACTATTACGAGGGTTTACAATCTGTTGAGTATTATCATCGAAATAATATGCATTTCTAGCAGCTATTTGTCCAGCTGTATTAAGATTTTGGTTTTTATATTCTGTTGGAAATTTCCAATCCCATAAACCACTTATCCTATCCCAGTTATCAAATATATCCTTCATAGAGAATTTTGAATTCTGTAATAGATTGAAATCATTATCATCGTCTACTACATTGCATATATGAAATTCATCATCATATTGTAAGAAATCAGTTCTTCTATTATATTTTAATATTTGACCATCTTTACCAGGACGTGTAAGTTCTTTAAGATCTGGAGGCATTGTAATTCTAGTATAATCAAATACATCATTATACCAATATAGAGTCTTTAATTTTGGATTATATAAGAATATCTTTTGAGTAAAGTTCTTATTATCAGATATCTTTTCTTTAAATTCCCATGAGAATTTTTGAGAATTGAAAGAGAAGATCTTATCTTCATATAATGAATATATATCCTCATCATCAAAGATACCACGTTGATCCATAATAGTAAAACGAGGCTGACCAGAACGACAACCAAACCCAACATGAGAAGGTTCTAAGCACATCTTCTTCATATTCTCAAACATTTCATCAGACCAATATTCTGGTTTCTCATCTGGCAAAATAAATTCAAATGTACAGTCAGGCATTGGTTTGTCATCGCTACCATCTTTTGACCATTGAGAAGTAGTGAATTTAAAATAATTACCTTCTCTTAATGCTGATATATATGATATACAAACACCGTAATTCGTAGGAAAAAGAGAAGGGCCAGATTCATTTGATAGATCTGTAATTATAAATTGTGTGTCATTTCCCATATCATAAATAAGACCCCACCAGAACACTGTATCAATAGGATCCCATTCTGAATGATATGATACTTTGTTTCTCCAATCTTTTCTAGGATAATTAATAGACGGATTTCCAGGTTTAAACCCTCCTTGACCATAATCTGTTCCAGGGATAGGGATAGTATATCCTATTCTTCTCCAAATTCTTTTACCATTTTCATCAATATAAGATGCAGCATTTTCAACATCCCACCTTTTAGCATTACCAGAACCTCTAACTAAAGATAGTGTATGTTCTTTACCATTTTCATCAACAGTATATCCGACAACAATCATTAAGTTATCATCATCCCAACCAACATCTACCATTGTTTTAATATAATATGAGAAATAATCTGCTGTAGGAGATATAAATCCAGCTGTTACAATACCATCATATGTACCAGAAATACAATTAGTCTTTTTGTCAAATCTCCAGCCAGATTGCTTAGGATCTGTATATAAAGTATATTCCGAGTAATTTAGGTTTTGACCTTCTGGATATCCAAAGTCGTGATTTGTATTATCCAAATAACATGTTGCATATGCATCGTAATGTGCATATCTTTTCCATGTCTTAAATATAGTTTCCATAGAAGTAGGAATTCTTAGCATTTCCTCTTCTTTTTCATATTGATTAGATACTATACGTCTATTAAGAAATTCATCGTGTTGATATAAAGATCTTTTTGATGGATTTATTTTTAATACCTGGCCAGATGCAGATTCTTCATCATCATTTTTGGCCATCTTATATAGCTCTTTTAAATCATCTCTATTTTCTAGAGCAGTTAATTTATCTTTTAATCTACCTATATATTTAGCATTATCGTCTATATATCCAATTTGTCTTTCTTTTATTTCTTTTTCAAGATTTTTAAATAGCCTTTTTAAGCTAGGGGCTAATTCCTTATAGCTTACTTTGTCTTCATTATTGAAGGCCATATCTTTATTTCCCCCTTATTTAGTACTGTTTGACATATTATTATCCGTGTTTAACTCAGAATATACTATTACCTGGGATGAGATAGCTCCGTCTTTACAACTCTTATTTAAAACACTACAGTCTGAGATTGTGGATAATCATAATAAGATTATGAAGAATAGAGCTGATATTGATGCGTTAGATAAACGTATCATGGTCCTAGAAAACAGCGACCCTTTTGCTAACCTTTGGTTAACTGGTCAGCAAGGTCAAGTTGTTAAAATTGATAAAAAAGAAAAGAGATTATACCCTCATGATGAGTGGTTATCTCTTAGAGTAGTAGATACTCCTCAAGATCTAGAAAAGATGAAGAAAACCAAACCAGATCTAATTGGAACTATTAGAGATACTTGGGTTGGCTATGCTCATTATAATACTAAAGCTATTGAGATTTTAGATAATGCTCATTTTGACCCTAGCTTGCAAGAGGGTCAAAATCTAGGTGGTATTCCTTATACAGACTATACTACAAGAAACGTAGGTTGGACTGTTAATAATAAAGGTGAAATCTCTTGTAACTCTAAATCTGTTGTAGTAAGTGGCTTTATGGATCCTAAGCTAATTTATTATAACTATGCATTAGAGTATACTATTACTATAGATAACAACTCTGGTATGGTTGGTATCTTATTAGGATATAATGTAGATGATAACGGAGTACAACATACCTTATCGTTTGTAAGAGGACCTAGAAATAATACTACTAATAATGAAATATCTTTTGCTGTGGTATATGATTTAGGAAATCCTACTCAAGAAATTTTATCAGACCATACTTTGGAACTTATAGATCCAGACGTAACAAATCCAGATACTAAATTATATGCTAATATCAGAATTGAGAAGAATAATACTTTATTCAAACTTCAATCTACTTTATTTGATCCTAAGAAAGATAACTTAGGAGCTTATAATACTTTTGAATATGAATTCAATCCTTTCCAAGGAGATTATAAGAAAGAGACTTTTAATAATCTAACAAAAATGATTAACAACCCAGCTCCTGTTGGGGTTATTGTTAGAAATGCAAGAGCTACTTTCAATTTATTATCTCAAAAAGGTATTCTAGATAATGATGATATTTATGATCTAAGTACAAGAAAACATTATACTTATGATTACAATACTTCTAAGTGGAAAGAAGAAGGCACTATCTCTCAATATTTATCTAATCGTATCTTTGTTTATAATAAAGCTACTAGAAAATTCTTCTTCCACAATTATCCAGGGAAATATACTGAGATGGATCTATTCCAATCTAGTATTTATGAAACTGCTGAAGATGGTCAAGTTATTAAATTAAACAAGACTACTGGTAAAGCGTATCCTGATAATGAGTTCCATGTTTTATGCGGATACTTATTAGATGCTGATAGAAGATATATCCAAGATAATATGGTTAATGGAAAATTCCCTAAAGAACCACTATATGATTTTCCAGCTGGTAAGATCTTAGAATATATTAGTGGGAGCTGGCAAATCACTGGTAATATCAAAGATAATCTTGCTCCTAGAACATTGGTATATAATAAGATCCTTAAAAAACTATTCTTCTATAAAGAAGATGGTACTAATGGGAACAATGTTACTTATATAGAATATTAATGGAGGTTAAACCATTGGCAGGTATAACAACATATAAAGAAATTTATGATGCGGCTAAAAGAGCTAAAGCTGATTTATGGGATCTAGCAGAAAGCAGAGGTAGAGATGTAAAACTTTACTTACACTGGACTGCTGGCGATTATTATACAAATTATAGAGATTATAATATCTCTATTAATGCAGAAGGTGGATTATATTTATCTGATGACGATTTATCCGACGTATTAGATCATACTTATTATAGAAACTCTGGTGCTATTGGTATTACTATGAACTGTGCTGCTCATGCAACACCAGAAGATCTTGGTTCTTATCCACCTACTAAGAAACAAATCGATGGTATGGCTAAAGTAGTATGTGTATTAGCAGATGCTTTAGATCTTACTATTGATAAACAACACGTTCTCACTCATGGTGAAGCAGCAGATAATGAAGATGGTTTAGATCTTTATTATGGGGACTATACTGGTTATGAAAATAATACATACGGTCCAAAATCTAATGTAGATAGATGGGATCTAGAATTCTTAGGAACTGCAGAATCTCCTATATATAACCCGTATGATGAAACTGGTCATCGTGGTGGTGATATTATCCGTGGTAAAGCAAACTACTTTAGAGCCCATAACTTTACCCAATCTGTAATTGATGGTAAGGAAATGGCATCTGATGAAGTAGGTCCTAATGGTAGACCTTATGCTAAGAATGATATCAATTACTTAATAAAGGTTGGTTATACTAAAGAAGCTGCTATCAATTTATTAAGCACAGTTGATAAATATACTAAACCATACGACGAGTCTATGGTAGCACCTAATGGTATGGATTATGAAAAGAATGATATCGATTATCTAATGAATAATGGATATACTAAAGAAGCTGCTATTAATTTACTAAAAACTACTGAAAAATATAAAGGTTAATATATAAGGAGCTATTACATGAAATCTATTAATCCTAGATATATTACTAATCTTACTAAGAATATCACCTTATCATTTATTGATGATAGCAACAAGACTCCTACTCTAGTAGATATGGGTTCTTGGTTTAGTAAGAATATTAAAGATATCAAAAATATCTCTACTCTAGATAAACTCCCTGAAGATAAAAGAAAGATCTTTGATAATATTATTTATGCATCTAGTGTAAGTTCTTTATTCAGCGATTGTAAGTTATTTACTAATCAAACAGTGAATGATGTAATTTCTAAAATCAATATTGATTATATCAATCCTAATGGCTTGGTATGGTTATTCTCTGGATTAGAAGTTATTAGTAAATTGAACTTAGGTATTTGGGACTTTTCTAAATCTGAAGTTTCTAATATGAAAAATATGTTCCAAGGTTGTAAAGGTCTTAAAGAACTTAAAGGTATTAAAAACTTAGTAAATACTAAAGTAACCAATACAAGCTCTATGTTTGAAGACTGTGCTTCTTTAGAAGAAATTGATATCTCCGATTGGGATACTAGTAATGTGGAAGATTTTTCAAGAATGTTCTTAGGGTGCTATAATCTTAAAAAGATTACTGGTGTTATCGATATGAAATCTTGTAAACAATATGCTGGTATGTTTGGTATTAACCAAGGAACTGGATGTAAGAATCTTAGTGGGTTGAAAATAAAAAACCCTCCTAATGGATTCTTCTTATCTGGTTTGGATAAAACTCAATACGAAGTTATCTAAAAATAAAATAGAACAAGCACTTTTATAGTGCTTGTTTCTTTTTATAGAAAGGAATAAATAATGAGTTTTAAATTTGACTTACAAACATTCGCTTATACAAACGATGGTGATAAATATAAATTTATAGATGATGAGACTATGGTTATCAGTGCTGATATTGGTATGAGACCATATTTTTATATGGCATGGATGTTAGAAAACATTGAAGATCTTGGTACTATCAATAGTATGAGCGAATCAACTTCTGCTAAAAAAGATTATTGGAATAAAGATAGAAAAGTCTCTCAACTAACAGCCGTATTCAGTACTTTTATTGAACACTTTGTAAGTAACGTATATGAGCATGGAATGCCAAAAAAATATGAGGATCTAAATAATAAATATCCTGATAAGAAGTTTGTTGATATAGCTTATATGAATAATGCCATATCCCATATGAAAATTCAAGAAGGTGCCGATTTACTAGGAGCTTTTTGTGCATTGGGACTTAGTAAAAATAATAGTAATGATACAGAATTAAGTACTACAGATGAATTGGATATAACTCCTCTTGAATTGGAAAAGGCTGATAATATAAAGAATTTATTCGCTGATGCCTTAGTAAATGTAAACGCTACTGGTATAAAATTAAATCCTAAGATTACATATTTAGAATATACATTTACTACAAAAAATGGATATGTTAAAGGTATTTTAGATATAGACTATTCTAATATTAAAGAAGCTGCCTATTTTCTACCAGCACGATTTTATGAAAATTCAAATTTAAAAGCGGTATTAGGAGATTCTAATAAAATTATTAAATTTTCAAAACCTCCAAAAAGAATAAAAAATCTAGGAGATTTTTTAGCAGTGAGCAGTCCTGCAACTGAACAAGAGTCAGAATATATTTTGGACTTGTCTAATTGGGATCTTGAAAATATAGAACAAACTGAAGGTGGTTCAAACTATTTGATTGCTAATGTTTGTTGCAAAGAAATAATATTCCCAGATGGATTTGTATATACCCCTAAATATAATGCACAGAGTCTTATAAGCACTCTTAGTACAAAAAAGATAACAAATCTATCAATAGATTTTTCAAAGCTAAATGATAGATTTAACAGTCCAGAGGAATTAAGTTATATTAGTGGAATATTTACAATAACTGATCATGAGTGGAATCCTTCTCATTTAGATCCTGATTGTAAGATTAAATTCATTAATTTTGATGAAACCAAATTCTATTCATTCTATAAAGATCCAAGTAATGGTTATGATGGTGAGGAATATACACTAGAAACTTTCTATAATGAATATATTGGCCTTCCTAAAGAGAATATTGAATTTATTAATAAAATATAAGAAAGGAGGATAAATCATTATGTTTAAATTTGATTTGCAATTATTTGCGAAAGTTGATAATCCTTACAGTATGAATAGTACTGATATAGATTATAAAAGCCCATATTACTCATCTTATATACAAAAACCATTATTTCCAGAAGATTCTGCAGAATTGGATAAGTATACTAAAAAATATTTTGTTGCAAAAAATGATAAACTTGAATCATTAGAATTTTGGTTTAAAAATAATATTCCAGATATAAATACAATAAATTCATTATATGATTCTATTTCTGAAAATAAAAATTATTTTGACTCTAAAATTGTAATGTCTAATAATGTAAAGAATCTATTCTCTGGAATTAAATTTACTAATGTAAGCGAGATAAATAAAATTTTATCAAAAATATTTATAGTATCTGATGGATATAATGTGTATAATTCAGTTTATATGAATAATATTTATAAAGGAATAAATTTATTCGAAACAACTGATAATAAATATGAAGTTTCATACCCTAATGATCTTGAATTAAAGCCTAAATTATTAAATGATTATATCTTCTTGGCATATACTGACAGCAATTATGAAGAAACATTACTTGGTGGTGCTTTTGTAAAAACAATAAATATATCAGAATTTAGACCGGCTCCTCAATCTAGTGTAGAAGGCAAAAGTATCCATTATTCAATCCCTTCTAATCCAGCAAATGATATAGTTGGAATGTTTAAAGATTGCTTTGCACAAACAATAATCGGTTTAGACGAATTTCCATTTGAAAAATTCGGAAGTTGTGGAGACTATATGTTTGCAGGAGCTTTTAATCTAGATAAATATATAGATAAGATCGCAGATCCTGATACTAAGAAAAAACTAAAGAAGTTATATTATAATAATATTGAGGCTATAAATTCAGCCAATTCGTATTATGATACTAATGAAGTAGATCTTGATAAAGTTTTATTTGAATATTGGGTTAAACCTTTGAAGCTTAAAAAAGATAGTTTTGGTATGTCATATAAATATAATTATAATTTTAATACCAGAATAAGATCTACATTTGAAGGAGCTTATATCCACTCTATAGATTTGAGAGAGTTAGATTTGAGCAAATATGATAGAATGCCTAATATGTTTAATGGTGCATCCGCTTCATCTATTCAATTTAAAACAATAGGATCTAAAACTCCTGCAAATGGAGTTATGCCTATATATAGTAACCTATTTAATCTATCAAAAAATGGACCATTTAAATTGGTAAATATAGAGGGAGAAATAATTTTCCCAGATGAAAATTATATGAAACCAAACACCTATAATATTGAACTTATAGAGTCGAGAAAACATGCCGATAGTTTAAAGGGTATACTCCCTCCAAAAGAAGCATTAGCTCCTAATGTAACATTTCTTAATCTGAAATTTAAAAATTACAATAGAGAAGCTTTATTAAAATTCGTTCAAGAGAATGGTAGACCTGAGATAACTACTGAAGATCAATTATTTGAATTCTTAGGGCTTCCTAAATCTTATATTCAATTTGATTCTACTGATGAAGTTCCTTTGAAACCAGCCGATTTTGATACTAATCCATATAGTGATGAAGCTATAGATTATATGAAGTATAATGGTATCCATATAGAAGAGCCTGATGATTTAGAAACTAATGTTTATGGTGATGCATCAGTTGCTTTTAGAAAATTATATAATCTTCCTTTACCTAAACCTGCTGATTATGATACCAATCCTTATTCTAATGAAGCTAATATATGGGCTAAATTCTATAATATTTCAAGACCATCCCCCCCTTGATACCAACTATGTAATAATTTATTGGATAGAGGATTTCTCCTCTATCCATTCTTTTTGTGTTTCTTGACAATGAAGTAATGTTTCGATTATATAGAGATTTTCTCTTTTTTAATATATAGGAGGTATAGCATATATGGCTATAGTAAACAATCCTCACAATATTCAAGATATTGATAAACAATATAAAACATGGGTAAAACTAGGAAAATTTAAGGCTATATTAATATCAAGTGCTGATACATGGTTTTTACGTGAATCTACTTATTTTGCAAGAGAATGGCTATCTTCTACATCTGAAAATATACCAAATAAAGCAGATCAGAAAAAGCAACAAATGCTAAACGCAATAAAGAATGACAGCTCATTTTTAAATGCATTAGATTTTACAAATAGAGACCATATGAGACCAGTATTCTCAAAAACGGATGATAAAGAGTATTATTTCCAATTTCATTTCTTTAATGTAGATGAAATATCAAAAAATGCATATCCAAACAATCCAGATAAAAACTTATTAATGAATAATGGGTTATTCGAGCTAAGAATATTGGATGGGAATTCTCAAAATAGTAATATTATTTACTCTACTAAAGTTTGTTGTAATGATAACTCTTCTGGTCAGAGAAATAACGATATGGATCACGAGATCTTGCCAGGAAAGTTCATATTAACCTTTATAACCCCTAATAAAAATGTGACTATGATAGAATCTGATAGAATTTATCCTTTAGATGGCTTATATTTTATTTATGGGTATGGGTTAAAAGGTGAATTTGTCAATGTATATACAACAAAAGAAAATGATTCAATAATTCCTAGCCCTACAAGAATAAGATCGCTTTATGATGATGGATTTGTTGATGGAGGAGAAGGTGCTTTTACAAGTACAGATCTTTTAAGATGTAAAAATACTTGGGATGAAACTGCTTCTCCATATTATTTTACAGACTCAACAAAACAAAGAAATGCATTGTTTGTAGATAGCAATTATAATAATGGCACCAGAAGAAAGTGGTTTTCTGAAAAAACAGGAAGTACTTTTCCTGAACAAACATTGAAAGACTTTACCTTATTTAAAGATTTTAAGCTAAATACGGAGTTTACTAATGAAATCAGCGGAGTTTTTTATAAAAATGCTAATGAGAACATAGAATCTATAGATTGTGATACGTTAAGATTAGATAATTGTAAAAAAATCACTGGATTATTTGCTAACCTAAGAAAATTAAAAACTATAAAAAATTTCAATTTTAATGGTGTAAATCCTGATAAAGACTGGTCAGAATTTCCTTCATTTAAAAATTCTAAAAATTGGATAAGAACTTTTAATGGATCTGATAATGATTGGTCTCCAAATAATACAGTAACAGAAATAAAACTACAAAGAGATTTTGGTGAGAATAATAAGAATATAGAATCATTTGAAGGAACTTTTAAAAATAATGCGAAACTAACCACAATAGAAAACCTAGATCTTAATATGCCTAAATGCACTTCATTTAACGAGTTATTTAAAAATTGCAATAGTTTAAAAATGGTGAATTTGAATGACATGCATTCCGAAAAACCTATAGATACAAGTTTTATGTTTTATAATTGTGACTCATTAACAAATGATGATGGAATTTTAGATTTAACTGGTATCGATAATTTTTATAATATGAGTTATATGTTTTCAACAGCTACTAAGATTAAAAGACTAAAATTTAAAAAAGGAGCTCTAAATTTTACTGGTAAAAGGTACATTAATACAGAGGCGGCTCCTATAAACTCAGTCTTTAATGAAATGCAATCTGTAGAAACTATTGAGAATTTAGAAGACTTAGAAATTCCTGATGTTATAAGTATAAGAGAATTATTTAAAGCCACACTAAAATTAAAATCTATAAATTTACCTAATTTAAATTTGAACACTGTTGAAAATACTAGTTATGCATTTATTAGAACAGGAGCCAGATCTATATCTATACCAAATACTGAAAAGATTAATAATATAAAAACAATGGAAAATATGTTTAATTATGCTAATTCTTTAGAACAACTAGATTTTCCACCATTAACTAGAGCTAATAATAAGCAAAATACTAGTAATCTTAAAAGAATGAATGGGTTATTTACTAATTGTAGCAAGCTTTCAGTTCCTGTATATATAGATAATCTAGATACGTCAAATGTTGTTACTATGGAGAGTGCATTCGCATTTCATAATAATAATTTTGGATATACGTCAAGCACCCAATATCCAGAAATAGATTTAAGAGGTATAGAAAATTTAGATACATCAAATGTTACTGATATCGTATCTTTATTCGAAAATAGTAAATTCAAAAATAAAGAAATTGATCTTAGGAGATGGAATGTTTCTAAAGTACGATCACTAAATTCTGTTTTTCGTTTTACTACTTTTAAAAAAATAAATATAACTGGATGGGATATTTCTAAAGTAGAAAGCATGCGCTCATTATTTAATGGTGTTCCTATAGAGTCTATATCAGACATAATAGGATTTGACACTCTCAATTTTTCTGCAAATTTAGAATCATTGTCTTTTTATAATTTCTTCTCCTCATGTAACAATCTTAAGTCAGCCATATTTCCAGATAATTTTAAAAATATCAACAAAGAGTTAGCATTCGTACAAATGTTTGAATCTTGTAATAATTTGACCAGTATAGATATGAGAGATTCAAAATTTACGATAATAGGATTGAATGATTTTGCCGCAGCATGTCCTAAATTAGAAACGGTTAATTTTGGGAATACAAGGATAAAATTACAATCAGCTGAGGGGGCTTTTTTAAATTGTAGCTCTCTTCGTCGAATAGATGGTATTATAGAATTGGATGATTCTTTAAAAATAGTTTCAGGTGGTCAATATAGTGGAACTCGTAATACACATTATAGATATAGAGATGATAATGAAGCTACTTTAGAAAATATGTTTCAAGGATGCGACAATTTAAGAGGGTTAAAAGTAAAGAATATACCTGGAGGGAATCTAGATGTATTTGAAGATATAACTAAATTAAAAAGAAACCAATATACAGTTGTTTCTTAATATAGAAAGGATAATTATTAATGTATTTTAAAGAAATAAAACCATTGACAGAATCATCTTATTCAGTACTATCATTATTTGGCGGTAATGCTTGGTATCCAATGACGATGATTCAAAGTAATAAAGAAATTGCTAAAGCTAAAGAAGCCTTTGCTGTGAAGTTCAAAATTCCTAAACCAGCTGAAGTTAAATTAGAAAAAGTATTGGATAAGATTGCTAAAGGAGAAGTAAACAAACTCCCTCCAATCAATCTTATTGATATTGATGGATATTTAAATGCTAGACGTCGTATGGATGTAGCTATTAAGGGTTATAATAAAGCTGTTAATAAATCCATTATGGAAACAGAACGGAAAGATTTCTATGGTACCATCACTTACCCGTTAATGAAAGAAATCCTTAGAAGTTATACTTATGATAATGATCATGTATCAGATGCTCAATTCTTACCATATGTATTGAAAGATAAATATCTTATCTATTTCACATTCAATAAATCTGGCATTTTGAATATGTCTTATGTAGGATCTGAAAACTATAGAGATCCTATGTGTCCTATTAACCTATCTCTTATCGTAGATGGAGAGCCAGTTAAATTTGATACTTTTAAAAAGTAAAAATATACACTCCATACCCGTAATTGGGTATGGAGTAATTTTCTGTTTATTTATATACTATAATAATGAAAATACATTTTTATATCTAATTAAATTGTTAATCCATATAAGATATCATATTAACAGGTTAAATTATTTTTTAAGAGGTGATTTATTTATGATTATAGAAGAAAAGTATTTAAAAATATTTAAAGACAAAGCAAATAAAAAGCTAGGAGAATTGGCCGCATTCACATTCAATAATGTGCTTACTTACATAGAATATCAATTACTAAGAGATCCAGAGTATAAAGATCCTGATTTGGAGAAAGCACATAATATGGTTGGATCTTTTAATAAAGATAAACCATTTGATATTGTCAATACTAAAGCCATGTTTTTTATTTTAAATTATAGATTTGATCTTTTAGAAGCTCTTATTGGTAAAGGAGTAGAAGAAGTTACTCCAGAACAAGAAAGAGAAATAAATTCCTTAATGGTCGATAAGGAAAAATTAAATAAGTTTTTAATTGATTTTAAAGAATCAAGAATTAAAGAAGGAAAGACCTTTGATAATTTTTAAAGAAAGTGAGGAATTATGTTCTTTTATAAGAATGCTGTAAATGTATTTTCAGATGCTTCTACTAAGATTATTAATCCTGGAACTAATAAGAATAAATTTCTTACTTGTCCTGGATTTGTAACTACTATTAATGGAAGTATTATAAATGAAGGATATGATATAGTTGAAGCCACTGTAAACTATGCAGAATTATATGCTATCCGTATGGGTATCGCCGATTTGTTAAAATATAAGAATACTGATCTATTCTTAAATATCTTTTCAGATTCTAAGATATCTGTATTTGGTCTGAGGGAATGGTTTTTTAAATATTATAAGAATGGTAAAGATTTTACCTTGATGACTAGTGATAATAGACGTGGTAAAAAGCCAGTTGCTAATCAAGAATTGATTCTAGATATTGTAAGAATGATCCTTCAAGCAAACGTTCATGTATCTATTTATCACGTACCTGGTCATATCCAAGCTAATAATATTGATAGTATGAACAAATTTCATTATATGTTTCATAACAACAATTTCCCAGATAATCAACGAGTTACAGTTCCATTAGATACAGAGATGGAAATAGCTGGTTTTAACAACTACATCGACAATCTAACAAGAACTAAACTCAATAGGGCTATTAAAAGTGGATCTTTAGACAAATTTGATATCAAAAGAAAGCTATATCCAGCTATTTGGTATCCAAAACCTGAAGATGTAACAGACTATTTGCACTTGGTACACCAAGCAAAATAAGACTAAATTGTATACTATAATTATGAAGGAGGTTTATAATTATGGACTTTTTAAGTGGGTTAGCAGGAACTTGTTCCAATCCTGTAGAACCAGTAGAAGATTTATTCGGCTATACGAATATGGCTGGAGAAGATTTCATTGGAAACGCCCCAGATAAAACAATAGAAAAAAGGATTAATGATTTAATAGCACAGTATGGATTAGAGCAGTTGGTTCAGATGTATCCTTATCAACCTATGAAGGTTAATAAATCTACAGGTATTATAGAACCAATTAATCAAGATTGTACTTATAATGCTAGATTGACAAACTGTTTCCATGTTTTATATCAACGTCGTAGGGATAAGATGATTCAACAAACCGTTCAACAGGCAAGTCCTGTTGAACAGGTTCCTTTTCAAAATGTGAATATGATGAATCCATCTTTTTTACCTCAAAATGTCGTTATGACGAATGGAAGTGTTCAACAAGTGTCTAATAACACACAAGCAGCTTTAAGCGTTAATCCTCAACAAATAGCGCCTTCAAATCAAGCATACTCGCTTAATTTAGGATGTCTATTTGATAAAAGTGATAAGGTAGAAAGGTCTATCGAAGTTCTGCCTGAGAATATGATAAGGTCTGATGATGACCCAGAATTAATTAGGTTCAATCCTACTGAGGATATAATTGTAGAACCTGTTGAGGCTGGGTCGTTTCACCCTAATAAGAAGGAAGGATATTATGTAGATGATGACGGATCTCTTATAGGGAAACCTTTGGAGTA